GCCGAGGGTAACCGCATCCCTTTGCAGGTTCAAGTCCTGCACCATCAACTCCCCGTCCGAGGGAAATAACAACAAACACAGCCACGAAAGGAGAACAAAGAAATGGCAAGAAATTTAGTAACACGCACAGTACACGGAACACAGGTATCACTCAAGGTTGTTGACAAGGCAACAGAGCAGATTGTCGAGGATTCAATGGTACTTAGCAAGTCCTTTGATGACATCGATGATAAGCTCAAGAAAGCAGTAACAAAGGCACTTTCAGAGGACAAAATCCTTGTTGCAATCACAGGTATTGAGAAGGTAGACAAGTGCTACGGTGTACCTGTTGCACAGTTCATGGAACTTGCAGTAGAGATTGACCCAAAGACAAGAACAGCACTTGCAGCAGAAGAAGCAGCAGACGACACACAGGAATAATTCAAAGGGGGATAACAAATTATGGCAAAGAAAGAAGCAACAGCATCAAATTATTCAGCAACAATACTTGATTCAAGCAGAGAACTCACAGCACGTGAGCGCGTAATGTTCAAGGACACACAGAACGCCATCAGCATGAATGACTTTGCAGAGCAGGCAAAGACAGAAGGTGGCAAGGCAATCATTGAGAATGTCAAGGACTATGTTCACATTTCAGTTCACAACGACAAGTCAGACGACAAGGATTACGATAACTACATGATTATCGATGCAGCAGGTGACAAATATGTAACAGGTTCACAGGCATTTTGGAACAGCTTTATGGACATTTACAATGAAATGAAGGACGAAACAGAGCCTTGGGGTATTCAGCTTAATCTTATCCCATCAAAGAACTACAAAGGCAAGAACGTTCTTACCTGCTCACTTATCTAAACAGAAATCGATTCCTTTTGCAATCAAGAGAATTATCACAGAAAGCCCCACTATCTTAACCACAGTTAGTGGGGTTTTTCATCAGAAAGGATAAGTTATGGAAATGTTTAATTTCTTGGTAGACCTACTTCTATCAATTATGATCATCTGCTTGATATACTATTTAGTAATGAAAAGTTAACATCTGTGTGATGTGGAAGGGGAGCGCATGGCGAAGAAACTAACTGCTAGGCAGCGCAAGGCAAGAAAACACGCTGCTTACATAAAAGCTGAATATTACAAAAACATTGATGCAATCAAATATCTAAGGCGATTCGGAATAGAGAAAGACATAAAAATACCCAAAAAGATAACCAAGAAATCATTACAGGCAATCAGAAAAGTATACAAAGAAGCACGCGCAAATGTTAAAGAGTATGAAGCAGGTACGGGCGAATTTGTCGATTACACAACAGGGGAAGTATTCCAAAAGTTACCCACAAAGGCAGAAATGATAAGAGAATACAGAGCAGAAGAAAGCGGTGCATACGAAAGATTCGACCCCGATGCACAATACATCGAAGAACTAAAAGACAAAATCAGAAACTTAACACCCCTCAGAGATAGTGACAAAACACAGAAGAACTACGAAAAGAATGTAGTGCCAAAGCAGCAGAAAGTTAAAGAAGATTTCTTAACGGCAATTGACAACGCAATTGACAAATACGGAAAAGCAATTGTAGCAGACACATTAGCCAAAAACGCATACATGCAGCGTGTCGGAAATTTGGAAGAAAAATACACCTATGAAATAATAGACGATGTTTCCGAGGGTGATGGTAATTTAATCGACCTTTTGGTTACAAGTGCCGAAGCAGCATTTTAACGCATGAAAACATTTGTAGCTGACTTTGAAACAACAGTATATGACGGACAGGAAAGCACAGAAGTTTGGGCAAGTGCCCTTGCAGATATTGACGATGAAAACGACACAGTATTTGTATTTCATTCCATCCAAGAAACGCTTGAATATTTACGATATTTAGACCAAGATGTAGTTCTCTACTATCACAACCTCAAATTCGACGGGAATTTTTGGCTATGGTATCTCATACATGAACTGCATTTTAAACAGGGTTATGAAGTAGTAAACGAGGATGAATACGTAATGAAGAAACCCCGAGATATTGCAAACAATGAAGTCGTGTATGTAATATCAGATATGGGGCAATGGTACACCATCACTTTCAAATATCGTGGTAACAAAATTACCCTCAAAGATTCCCTCAAACTACTTCCATTCTCGGTCAAGAAAATAGGTAAAGATTTCAAGACAAAACATCAAAAACTTGAAATGGAATATAAGGGCAAACGTTACGCAGGATGCAACATCACACAGGAAGAAATGCAGTATATCAAAAATGACGTTCTTGTGATGAAAGAAGCATTGCAAATCATGTTCAATGCAGGGCACACCAAACTTACAATCGGTAGTTGCTGCTTGGCAGAATATAAACGAATTGTAGGCAAATACGATTGGGAAAAAGATTTCCCACGTTTAGACCACATCAGACTTGACCCCAATCAATACGGTGTTGACAATGCCGATGCTTACATCCGTAAATCATACAAGGGCGGTTGGTGCTATCTTGTAGAGGGTGCAAATGACCGCATTTACAAAAAGGGAACAACCGCAGATGTAAACAGCTTATACCCCTCAATGATGCACAGCGAAAGTGGAAATATTTACCCCCACGGAAAGCCATGTTTCTTCAAAGGTGCACCACCCGAAAAAGCACTACTTCCAAATCGTTATTATTTCATACGAATACGCACACGTTTTTATTTGAAAAAAGGCAAATTACCATTCATCCAAATCAAAGGAAATCCACGATACAAAGCCACAGAAATGTTAACAACATCAGATTTCAAAGACAGAAAGACAGGCAAATACTATCGATTCTTTTATGACAAAAATGGTGTTAAACAGGATAGCGTAGTTGAACTAACACTTACTTGTACAGATTGGATTCTTATGCAGGAACATTACAACCTTGTTGACTTGGAAATCCTTGATGGGTGTTGGTTCTTTGCTAGAGCAGGAATGTTTGATGAATACATTGATATTTATAGGAAGATAAAGATGGAAAGTAAAGGCGCACAAAGACAAATTGCAAAATTGTTCCTTAACAATCTATATGGTAAACTTGCAACATCCCCCATTTCATCATTCAAGGTTGCATACATGAAAGAGGATGAATCACTCGGTTACACCATACAATGTGCAGAAGATAAAGAACCTGTATACATTGCAGCAGGTAGTGCGATAACATCGTACAGTAGAAACTTCACAATCAGAGCAGCACAGGCAAACTATCACGGTGCAAATGCCCGCGGTTTCAAATATGCCGATACAGATTCTATACATTGTGACCTTGACCCCGAAGAAATAAAAGGCATAAAAGTTGACGACAACGCATTCTGTTGTTGGAAACTTGAAAGTCAATGGGATGAAGCAATATTTGTAAGACAGAAAACATACATAGAACACATCACACACGAAGACAGAAAACCAATCAAAAACCCATATTACAATATCAAAGCAGCAGGTATGCCCCAATCATGCAAAGACCTGCTAAATATCAGTATGAATGGTGCAAAAGCAGAGGACATTGAGAAATACAAAGACGACAAAGAAAAGTTGGATTTTATCACCACCAAAAGAGGGTTAAAAGATTTCAAAGTTGGTTTAACAATCAGCGGCAAATTACTTCCCCGTTGCATCAAAGGTGGTGTTGTTCTTGAAGAAAGCTACTTCACACTAAGAGAAATAAATATGTAAAGTAAGAGGGCTACATCCATACAGATGTAACCCTCTAATATTATTCTTACCTGTTGGTGTGCAAAAGCGGAGGACAAAACCGAAACCGTTTGCAGAGGTATCTTGCAACCTTGTCGCCTGCATTTACGTCAAAAGCACTAGCAACAGGGAATAACCTTAATTAAACATGTTATACTTCATCAGATTGAAGAAAACCGCTTTACATTCTTGATTTCTAAATCTGACAAATCCTTTTTCAAAAGCCATGCGCAAACTTGACATCAAAATATTTGACCTGCCAAGAAGCATATACCCTTCTTCCTGCTCATTAGCATTTGGAACAATCTTGTCGGGGTAAGTTTCATCAGCACGGTTGTCAACATAAAACAAACCTGTATCTTGGAAACGGCGTATACCATAAAACTTCCCGTCCTTCTTAATTGTGACGATATAATCACTTATACCCTGCATCTTTTCAATCAGATTAAGATTATCATTAAGGTACACATTCTGCGCAGCATATTTCAAATATCCCTCACTCTTGAATGCCCTGTTGAATCCGCTTTCTTTCTGCATATCTGCAACATTCTGATAGAATCCCTGCTCAACAACAAACCCATCACCGCGCAAATAGTTTGTATCTGTTTTGAGTCTGTCTGCGATATTTAGTGAAAGATAATATGGGTTGATGATTGAAACAGCATTGCTTATCATATACACAGGAAGGTAACGTACCTGTTCACCGCCACCACGGGCAAGTGATGTGTGGATAGACATTAGCTTAGAAACCTCATTGTCGCAATAGTGATTATTCTCACTTTGAAATTCATCAAACAGAATACAATCAACATCAGACAAAAGGTGAGATTTTTTCTTGATTTGGTCTGCATAATTAAGTGATATACAATAACCACAGGGCTTTTTATTTAGGAACAACTCAACGTATATCCCATTTGCCCTTCTTACTTCTGTCATTTCATCGCCCTTAAAGAACAATTGTCCGACATCTTTGAAAAACTGTTCGGAACAGCCAACAAGCTCATAGTTGTAGCGATAAAGTAAACAGAATTTCTTACCCTGTTTCTTAAACCTGTTAACAACCATTCGGTTAAAATATGTAGTTTTACCTGCACTACGGTTAGAAGTTGATATGAAGATTTCGGGCGTTAACCCGTTTATATCCTTCATAGAAAGCAACTTAGTACCGTCATAAAAGGTCTTTTCTTCCATACTATTACCTCTTGACATATTTACATTCTCATTATATCATATAAGATTGACTTTTACAACGTTTACCTGTTATAATATTTTTAAGAAGGGTGTCGCTAAACCTGTATTTAAAAGAAAGGAGCAGAAAATGGACTTATCAGCTTTGAGTAGTTTAATCAGCGCAGTTGGTTTTCCTATTGTTTGTTTTGGTGCTAGTGCTTGGTATGTAAAATATCGTGAAGATAAGAATGACACAAAAATCGAGAATCTTACTATCATGCACGATGAAGAAAACAAACGCATGGTTGAAGCATTAAACAATAATACTTTAGCCTTGCAGAAGTTGACAGATATGCTCGGAAAGGGGTAATGCATGGCAGCACAAGATACTGAGCATCTATATACGCTGCCGTTAGAAAATATGCCCCAATATTCTGACTATGACAATTTAGTAAATAAACCTAAGTTGAATGGTTACACATTGGAAGGTGATAAATCAGCAGAAGATTACGGAATAATTGTTCCGATTAAGGTGTCTGATTTACCAAACGATGCACATTACGCAACGGAATCACAGATTCCCACACAATTGTCACAGTTAACGAATAATGTGGGGTTTACTACACAAGCGTATGTAGATGATAAAATTTCACGCGTTAGGGGTGATATTCCCACTAAGACAAGTGACTTAACAAATGATAGCGGTTTTATAACATCCTCAGCTTTACCCACAAAGACAAGCGACTTAACCAACGACAGCGACTTTACAACTAAGACGTATGTGGATGCAGAACTTGCTAAGTATGCAGCACTTGACGGTGTAACAGTTGTTACTAACATGTTAGGCACAGAACAGTTCACTTCAACCTTTGACAATTTGATTACAAACATTCAGACAAAGTTAGCAGCTTTGAAAACAGCTTTATCAGCAGGAGAATCAATTGAAATAAAAGGATTAAAAATAAACACAATTGGAAACTTAAAACCAACATCTACAATAATCATAAACTCAACCACAGACCTGTTAACTCTTGTCATTGAATGGCAGGGATTTACTTATTACAATAATGTTGTTAAAGCAATCGATATTGTAAATAAGAAGGTTCTAAATCTGACAATGACAAATGACACAAATGACGATAGTTTTGTTTCGTATTTTAATGATGCAGCTACTTACGATTTTACCATTGAATATACGAAATATAAAACGCTTGATTTATCTTAAAGGCGGTGTAATTATGAGAACAAGCAAAGCAGGAATTGATTTAATCAAAAGTTTTGAAGGCTTACGTCTTAAAGCATACAAACCTGTCGCAACCGAAAAATATTACACAATTGGCTACGGTCACTACGGTGCAGATGTAGAAAAAGATATGACAATTACGGTTGAACGTGCAGAAGAATTGTTGATACAAGACCTTATCCGATTTGAAAGATGCGTTATTGCATTAAATCGCCCCTTCAATCAGAATCAGTTTGATGCACTTGTTTCATTCACCTACAATTGCGGCGCGGCTAATCTTAAACGGTTAGTCGCTAATCGCACAAATGCACAGATAGCTTGTGCAATACCTAAGTACAACAAAGCAGGTGGAAAAGTGTTAAAAGGTCTTGTCCGTAGACGCGCAGCAGAACAGAAGTTATTTTTATCTTAAATGGGTGATATAAATGGCACAGATTTATTTTGATATAACAGGAAATGGAACTGCATATTGTGTACCTTTTATGCCCGAAGTTGGTGAAACATTTGATTTCTATGCTACACCATTTGTGGGTGAATCACTTGTTGATGTAACATGTACAGACGACCAAGGGTATTATGTTGCCGTACCTGTGGCAGAACATTTCCAAATGCCTATGCCAAACACAACATATATCACATTTCATGTTGAGTTCACAGAGTACGGACCACCCCCAACACCCACATTAAGAAAAAGACACCGTATGCCATTATGGATGTACCCAATGTTTCGGTCTTGAATTATACGGGATAAAGTATTATAATATAAGTAGAAACTGTTTACTTATTTTCAAGCGGAAAGGACAAATCTATTATGGCAAAATTAACAAACACAGAATTTATGGACAAACTCAAAAACATCCTTGGTGACAGAACTGACGATGAGGCATTATCTTTTATCGAGGATTGTAAGGACACCATTACGGGTGACAAAGATGATTGGAAACAGAAGTACGATGATGTTGTCAAAGAGAAAGAAGAACTTGACAAAACATGGCGGCGCAAATATGCAGACAGATTCTTCTCACCCGATTCCCATAATGACGACAACAAAGACACCCACGAAAACAACAAAAGAACCAATCCTGCAAATGTACCAAATGAAGTTGACGAGGAAGAACAAAAAATGGAACAGGCAGAAAAGATACGTTTTGACGACCTTTTCAAACCTGCCGACACATAAAGAAAGGAGCATAAAATTATGCCTACAAGACCAAAGAAAGTTACTATGGATACACAGGTTCTTAATATCCTTAATGCCATCAGAAATAACGCATCTAATGAGTACAGAGATTACGTTCCACCCATTACAGATGTGTCACAGCTTAAACAGATTGGTAATATCATCATGGATATGCCTGCATTGCAGAATCAGTTCCTATCTGCACTTGTTAACAGAATCGGACGTGTAATTCTTAGTACAAGAATGTACGAGAATCCTTGGAGCAGATTCAAAAAGGGTATGCTTGATTATGGTGAAACTGTAGAAGAAATCTTCACCAACATTGCAAAGCCTTATCAGTTTGAAGGTTCACACACCACACCCACATCACAGTTCAAGAAATATATGCCCGATGTTAGAGCAGCATTTCATGTAATGAATTATCAGAAATACTACCCTTATACAATCGAGGAGCAGAAACTTAGACAGGCATTTCTTAGTGCTGATGGAATCTCAAATCTTATTGGTGACATTGTAAACAGCATTTACACAGCAGCATCTTATGACGAGTTCCTCACAATGAAGTACCTTCTTGCTAGAACAATCCTTAATGGCAGAATGTACCCAATTGAAGTTGCACAGGCAACAGCAGCAAATGCAAAAGACATTGTTACAACCGTAAAGGCTAACAGCAACGTTCTTGAGTTCCCATCAACCAAGTACAATCCTGCACACGTATTTCAGCATACACCTAAGTCAGAGCAGATTATCTTCATTAACGCATCCTTTGATGCAGTTGTTGATGTAAATGTTCTTGCATCTGCTTTCAACATGGATAAGGCTCAGTTTATGGGTCAGAGAGTTCTTATTGATAGCTTTGGTGCTATGGACACAGACAGACTTGCACTTCTGTTCGGTGATGACCCTAATTATGTGCCACTTACAGACGCAGAAATCGCAGCACTTGATGCAGTTCCTATGGCAGTAGTTGGTGAAAAATTCTTCATGGTATTTGATAACCTTAACGAGTTCACAGAGATTTACAACGGCGAACTTCTGTATTGGAACTACTTCTACCATCAGTGGAAAACA